GACGGCGACATTCTTCAAATGGCTGGATGTCTCCGGCTGAATATGAAAATCGTCGGGATGTTCAAAAACTGGCTTAACTTGGTCTCCACTTTTTTATTGCAGGATCAGTCTTGGGCATACCTTCCCGTCCTTTTTCTTGCGAACAGTCGTGACGGCATGTTTCCAATCCTCCTTACATGTTCAACTTTAAAAATAGATAGGACATGATCATTCGAAACGCAACAAGGAACCCCAAGGAAAGTTTATCACCATCAGCCTGTCTCAGGTTTGGGGTTTGCTTTAAGGGGCCCACCTTAGGGCCTCCTTGGTAAATGTTTGTGGCAACTACGGGTACGCATACCATGCGTGCCCTTTTTTTTGCTCAACAAAGATGCCCCTAGATACTAGCGATGGTCATTTTTTCAGAGCCAGACCCATCAAGAGGAGAGCTCAAATGCGAGCATGTATTCTATTGATATGCATTCTTCCTATCCTTTGCGCCTGCAGCTCTGTCAGCGTGCACAAAGACGATATGGTGGTTCGATATTCCAGGATCGGCGATCAGAATATCTCCGGTCTGCGGGTAACGCGGGATGCGAACGGGACCGTGGATGTTGAGCTGAATAAACAAGAGGCCAGCATCAAAGAGCTGTTGGAATATTTGCGAGATATGAAATGAAAGACACGGTACATAAATTTTTCCCTAAATGGGGATGTATTCTGGAATGCCCCAAGACCATGGCAGAGGCCGATTTTGACGAGATCATGATCGTGACCAACGGCTGTGGTCGGGCTGGTTTTGAGGGAATATTGGTCCCGGATTCCATCTGGTGGCTGGACATCTCACCGGCATGCCGGGTCCATGACTGGATGTATGGAGAAGTGGAATCGCTCCAGGACGAACGGGATGCCGATAGCCTGCTGGCCAAAAATCTGATCAGTCTGATCCAGCAGAAGACAGAGAACAAGATACTGCTTTGGCTGCGTCTTCGGCGTGCATACAAATATATCAGTGCGGTTGTGCTGACTGACTGCGCAAAGAAATAGGTACCAATATGGCTACGACCTATCCCATTTCCATTGCCATCGGGGGGACCATCGCTTCCTCGCTTGGTTCTGCGGTTCGAGGGGCAGAGTCCCATTTGAACCGTCTTGGCAGTGCCATGCGCAGTATCGATTCCAAGAGCGCAGGTGTTGAGAGGCTGAAAGCATTGCGCCAGCAGGCTGCGGAGACGGGGAAGGCCTGGCAGGAGGCGCAAAACAAGATCAAGGCTTTGCAGGCAAGCAAAAGCGCCGGGACCTATTCCACAAAAGGGCTCGAGGCTGCGACCAAGCGAGTGGCCGAGCTTGAAGCCAAGATGGTTGATGGCACAACGCGTTCTGCGGCCAGACGTGCACAGATTGAAAGATCGCTGGCCACTGCCAGAGAACGGTTGGCGGTACAGCAGGGTAAGGCAGAGGATCGGCTGTCCCGAGAACTTGAACGAGCCACGCGGCAGGCCGGGAAGGCAAAGTCCCGGTTCACCGAAGTCAAGGACTCAATCGCCCAGCTTTCTTTAGAGATGAAGCAGGCCGGGATTGATACTCGCAACCTGAACCAGGAACAGCAGCGCCTTGGCAAGACCATGGCCATGCTCAAAAAGCGCACCGATGCATTGAACAAGGCACGAAGTGCCGACGCGGCCAACAGGAGCAAGCGCCAGGAGCACCTGGGCAATTTCATGTCCACTGCCGCTGTCGGCATGTCGTTGGCAGCGCCTGTCCGGGAGGCCATGAACTTTGAAGCCCAAATGTCCAGAGTGGGTGCTGTTGCCAATGCATCCAAGGAGCAGCTTGCCGCCCTTACCGCAGAGGCGAGAAAGCAGGGTAGAGCCACCAGATACAGTGCGGTGGAAGCTGGTGAAGGCATGGAATACCTGGCCATGGCCGGGTTCAATACCACCCAGCAGATTCAGGCTATTGGCGGGGTCTTGGAGGTTGCAGCTGCGGCTGGTGCTGATCTTGGTCGGGCTTCAGATATTGTTTCCAATGCCCTTACCGGTTTTGGCATGCAGGCAGATCAGGCAGCGCGGGTTGGTAATGTTCTGACCAGGACGTTTACCTCCTCCAACACAACGCTCGAGAGTCTCGGTGAAACGCTGAAATACGTAGCTCCCGTAGCATCGCAGGCCGGGGCCAGCATCGAGCTTGTTTCCGCCATGGCCGGAGTCATGGGTGATGCGGGGATCCAGGGCAGCATGGCAGGCACGGCCATGCGCAGCATGTTTTTGCGCATGATCGATCCGGCAAAAGCCGGAAAAAAGGCCATGGACGAAATGGGCATCAGCGCAAGCCAGATGCAGGAGCTTATTGCCAACGGTGATCTTGGTGGAGGTGCCCAGCAGATCAAACGCATGGGCATCAGTGTTCAAGACGAGCAAGGCAACCTTCGTGACTGGATGGACATCCTCACCGAAGTCAATGCGAAGATGCGGACCATGTCCAAGGGCGACAAACTGGCAGCAGCGTCTGCCATTGCCGGGAAGCATGCCGTTTCCGGATTCCTGGCGGTATTGTCCTCACTGGATAAGGATGCCGGTTATGTAGACGCTGCTGTGCAAAACGCCATTGCCGGGGGCGCTTCAGAAGAAGAAGTGGCCAAACTACGCAAGCGGCTGGAAACATCCACCAAGCTGCAGGACAGGTTTTACCAGAACCAGAACAGCAAGGGCTATGCAAAGGAAGTCTCGGCCAAGCAACTGGACAACACCAAGGGCGCATTGATTGTTCTTGGGAGCGCCATGTCTGACCTGGCTATATCCATTGGAAATGTCCTGTCTCCAACTGTTCGTTCCGGTGCCGAGAGCCTGACTTCCATGGCCAATAAAGCCAGCGAGCTTGTGCAGCAATTCCCGCTGCTTTCCAAGGTGCTCTTTGGCGGGGTGGGTTCGGTCATCGCATTGTCTTTGGCCGCTTCTGGTCTCGGGTTTGCCTGGGCCGTGCTCAAGACGCCCTTTTTGCGAATGAACACCATTTTCAAGCTGGTGCGTTCTGAAATGGCACTTATGCGTGTGAGCACTCTAACCAGCGCAAACGCAGTTTCCTTCCTTGGTACCACGTGGTCCGGTTTCAAAACACAGGCTGCAGGGATTGTTACTTCTCTTCGAACGGTGGTTGTTGGCTTTTGGTCCATGCTTCCCGCCATCGGTGCCACCACCGTGGCCTTGCTGGCTAACCCCATTACATGGATTGTTGCCGGTATCGGTGCGGCTGTGGCCGGTTTGGCACTGGTCATCCGTAAATATTGGGATCCCATTGCCGCCTATCTTGGTGGTGTATGGGACGGCATCACCTCGGCATTTGCTCCTGCTATCGAGGGCGTCACATCTGCGCTTGAACCTCTTGCCCCTATTGGGCGAGCCATTGGCGGTGTCCTGGGATTTGTCGGGGAAGCAATCGGCGGGATTATTGGCTGGTTTGCCGATTTGCTGGCTCCGGTCACTCTGGGCAAGGACGAGTTCGAGGCCATGCACTCCTCGGGTCAGGGTTTAGGCCATGTTATCGGCACCGGGTTGGCAGGCGCATTTCGGTTGTTGACCACACCGCTTCGGATTGTCGGCACTCTAGTTGGCTGGGTGCTTGACGGGTTTAAGGCCCTGGCCTCGTTTTCTCCACTGGAAATGGTCGGCGTGGCCTGGCAGCCGGTGGCAGATTTTTTCACTGATTTCTGGGACGGCATCACGCAGGTGTTTGATCGTTCCATCGGCTGGATCGCGGACAAGGTCGGCTGGGTTGTCAATGCCGGGAAAAAGGTAGGTGACTGGTTCGGGTCTTTGTTCGGGTCCGATGACGAGCAGTCAGGCAGCGGCCCATCGGAAGGTACAGGATCCAAAGATGCGGGAATTGGGAAAACACTTGGAGAAGGCGCATCGCGAGCTGCTGCGCAGGTGAGGGCTCAAAGCGTCAATCACCGGAGCTCTTCTACATCCACCACTGTCAACGCTCCCATAACTGTCAACGTTCCTCCGGGGATGGATGTGCAAGAGGTGGGGTCCGTTATCGAGGCACGGCTTATGGCGTTATCCGGAGTGTCACAAAACGAAAAAAATTCAACAGCCGCATTGTACGATTAGGGAGAGAGCATGGCAGGACGAATCATGATGGCTCTTGGCCCATTCCGGTTTGAAATCCCGACCGCAGCATACCAACAATATGCATTGAGTGAGTCGTGGCGTTGGCCTGAACAGGCCCGTATTGGGAGAGCTCCCGCTCTTCAATATTTGGGGCGGGCGGTCAGCACTATTGATTTGGACGGGACCATGTACCCGCAGTTTGGCGGTAAAGAAGGATCCCTCAAGCAGCTGCGAGATCAGGCAGACACTGGCGAGCCTCAGATGCTCGTGGATGGGCTCGGTAGAGTATGGGGCAAATGGTCCATTATAGAGATTGCAGACACACGCACTGTCTTTGCCGATAACGGGCAGCCTCGAAAAATTACGTTCACCATCAAACTCAAGGCCTACGGGGACGACCAGGCATAAGACAGCCGCGATCGTCAGGTGAGATTATGCGTAGAGTGTTAGCCAAGGATAACGAAACGCTCGATTTGATTTGTTACAGGCATTATGGACGGGAAGATGTGGTCACGGACGTTCTCATGGCAAATCCGCACATAGCACGGCTCTCAGCATTCTTGCCAGCGGGGACCATTGTGGATCTGCCCGATGTCAAGCTGCCTCGCGAGGAAGACGTTATAAGGATTTGGTCATGACGCCGGATTTTAGAATCATTGCAGATAGCAAAGACATAACGGATGCCGTTCGTGATCGTCTTTTGGATTTGGTGGTGACAGACGAGGCAGGGATTCAGTCTGACACGGTGAGCATCAGCCTGGATGACCGGCGAAGAGGATCCGGTGTGGCTCAACTGCCACGTATCGGGACCAGCCTCACTATTTCAATGGGTTATAAGGAACGCTCGCTTTTCTATATGGGGACCTATTTGGTAGATGAGATCGAAATATCGTCACCGCCCGCCACGGTTACAGTGACCGGCAAGGCTGCCAACATGCCAAACAGCTTCAGGTCACCCAAAACCAGATCGTGGGACGAAACCACGGTTGGTGCTGTTGTTGGGGCTATTGCTGGCGAGCATGGGTATGCTCCCGCAGTGGATCCCGCTTTGGCGGCAAAGGCAATTGTGCATTTAGATCAGACTGAGGAAAGCGATATGTCGTTTCTCACCCGGCTGGCTGGACTGCATGATGCCGTGGCCAAACCTGCTGCAGGGAAGTTGATATTCGCCATGCGGGGTGAGGCTAAGAGCGTGGGAGGGAAGGCTATGCCGATCATTTCCCTTTCAGGTTCCGATATTACGCGCTGGAGTTACAAACGATCAGCTCGCAAGGCGGAAGGCGGTGGGGATCACCAAGGCGATATTCCAAAACCGACCGGAGGAACCAGGGCATACTGGTGGGATTTTGATGAAGGCAAACGACAGGAGGTCACGGCGGGTGATCCTCCATATTCAACGATTCGGTTTGTGCACGCATCCAAGTCAGAGGCTATGGACGCAGCCAAAGCCAGGAAAAATACCGGAGACAGAGGGCAAGCTGAGCTTTCTATCTCCCTGCCAGGGAGACCGCAACTCGCTGCAGAATGCAAGCTGGCGATTGATCTCAGGCCAAGCCTCCCTGCTTTGTGGGTGGTTAAACGGGTCAAGCATCAGCTAAATTTGTCAGGGTTTGCTACCCAGGCTGACGCTGAACTACCATCGGGGGAATGATGATAAATCAAAGTGATTGTGTGGCGCTTTCTCAGGAGCAACTCGAACTACTTCTAAACGCTGCCGCTGAAAGGGGAGCCAAGAAGGCTCTAGCCGATGTAGGTCTTGAGGGGGATGGGGCGGCTGAGGATATCCGCACCTTGCGGGGACTTATTGATGCCTTGCGGATTGCCCGACGTACTGCCTGCCAGACAATCGTGCGTATCGTCACCACTGCGATTTTGGCATCACTTATCGCTGGCATAGCATTTAAACTTAAATTACTGGGAGGCGGACAATGAAGATTCCTCCTCAAGCCTTGGAGCTGGCCATGCGGTTCGAGGGATTTCATCATGTGCATGAAGACGATCCCGAGGGCAAAGCGTATCCTTATATATGTCCGGGTGGATGTTGGACTATCGGTTATGGTCATCGGTGCCACCAAGATCATCCTCCCATAACGGAAGCCGAAGGCAAACAGTATCTGTTACAGGATATGCAGGAGGCCCTTTGCTCCACATTGCGGTATTGTCCTGTTCTGCTTGATGAGCCGGAAGAGAGGCTCGCGGCTATCGTGGATTTCACCTTCAATCTGGGTGCTGGTCAGTTGCGGACTTCAACACTCAGGAAAAGGGTCAATCAGAGGGATTGGCGGAAAGTGGCCAAGGAACTCAGGCGATGGGTTTATGGTGGAGGAAGGGTGCTGCCTGGGCTGGTTGCTAGGAGAAAGGCGGAGGCTGAGCTGGTGATAGGATGAGACTTCCGGCAAATTTGCCGGAAGTCTCTACGTCATGTATAAAAGTTAATCTTTAAGGAGCCAGAACATCAAGCCCTTTCTTATTCACAAGATTGAGTAACTTGAGAGCAGGCCCTCCTGGATTTTTTACTCCGCGTTCCCAGTCTGAGATTAAGTTTTTCGATACATTTAAAT